CATCGCCTCCGAAATATCCTGATGCATACATACCGCCTACGCAGTCGCCGCTAAAACCGAATTCATTAGTTCCAGACCACTTCATCAATTTCAATTTCTGTCCGGCGACCGAAATACCGCCTACGGCTGCTACGAGAATATCGAAATCGTCAATAGTCGGAATTCTCCACCCCGGGACAATTATTTTACTAATAGCATTTCCGTTGTAAAAACAAGTATTATTCCAATAATACATTGCAGGATTAGTTGAAAGTTGACCGTCTTGTTTTATGTTGATTCCGTCAAAAGTACAATTTAGATCCTCGGCAAGCCATACCTGGTTCCCTATTTTTACAATCTTGTAATTTTTTCCGCCGATGAGGACATAATTCTTATCGTATTCAGTTTTGGAAAGTATCTTGCACCTCTTGCCGTCGATTATGACGCGACCTTCCGGATTTTCTTCCCAGTATACCACGCCCGGCTTGAATATACCCATACCGCAGTTCCACTGCTTGTGTTCCGGGCTCGTAGACAAGACCTTTCCCAGTTCTCCGTTGATTTTCATATTTTACCTCTTATAAAATTATTTCTTTTCCAGAAGCTTAGTAAGGTTGTCGATAGAAACCGAAAGTTTAGCTATTTCCACGTTCATAGTAGAAATCTGTGTCCTCAGGTCATCCAGTACGTCGGACTTGTGCAAGTCGGCGTCCTTCAAAGCCTGTATCTGGAAACCGTGCTTTATCAAAGTATCGTGAATAGAAAGGCTGTCCGTGTCCCTCTCGTTCTTCGTATCCTTTCTCTGCTTGTTTATGTAAAGATAAAGTCCTACGACCAGAATTACCGGCCAAGCGGCCTGCGGTACGTAAGGAATTATCTGTGCAATTGTTTCCGCCATCTTGTCCCCCTTTATGTCGGCGATTTCGAAACCGTTATAAACCAGTACCAGTTAGTTGAAAATTTTACGAACTTGTTGCTCGCCCATCCGTTAGTATTTACGTAGAAACCGAAAACCGGCTGGCAAAGACATGTATAAGTATCCCCGCGGGCAACCCTTTCCATGAAAGTGGCGAGGTAGTACTTGTGGTTTGGCGACGGCGGCGTTACGCTGCACCTGTCCGTAAGCGGAATCACGTCGGGATTCGTATCGGGTACTACCTGTCCGCCTGCGTTCCTCGCCCACGCTGGTACATCGGCCCACGTATTGGTCGAAAGTCTCATCTGGTCGGCTTTCGGGTTGTCCGAACTGTCCTTATACCATACACCCACGTTGTCCATATACGCCGTATCGTTCACGTATACGTCGATTATGCAGCCGTAGCACATGTTGATAAAGCCACCTAAGTCGCTGCCGTACGTATTGTCAACCTTCAAAGTTATCGTATCGAGGAAAAGCTGCTTGCCGAAATTAGAATCGCCGAAACTGTAGTCGACACCTCCGGCCCCTTCGGTTTTCAGACAATAGCTCGGAATAACCGGCCAGGATTCTTCCCATGTAGCATATTTATGTAAGGAAAAATTCCTTTCCTGACACATGGACGAGCCGAAAGTTACCGGTGAAAACAATACCTTGTATACCGGCGAGCCGTAAGCCTGTGGCTGCGTGGCAAAACTCATACCCCATGCTTCCCTCGAGCCGTTCTTGTCGATTACTACATAAGTGTTTTCCTGGTCGGCCGGCGACTTTATCATGAAGCCGCCCCTGAAAGGATAATAACTACCGGGATCGCCCGTATTCGGCATGTTCACGTAATAGCTCTTGGTAGCGACGGTTTCCTGCCATGCGTTGTTCTTGTTGTCCCACGAAAACGACGGGAAATAGACGCGCTCGTTACCCCCGTTATATTCGGAAACTAACGGGAAATTATACGCGACATTGTGCGCGTCGTATATAATCGGCATGTAAGACTGCCTGCCGGTAGAGGCATATTTCAGAATAGACAAATTCGACCCTCCCTACACAAAGAAAATAGCGTCGGCGTCGGCGACCACGGATCCCCTTATAATCTTGAAACCGCATGCGGACGGCGAGCCGGAAACATAGTATACCGGTTGGGCCGAGCTGCCCACGTTCAGGTTGGGGTTATATACGGTTTTCCAGTCGGTCCATGTATTAGAGTTATTGTCCTTCTGCCTGTAGTATATCTTGCCACCCGCCGCGATCTGTACGCGGTAGTTGTCGGCACCGTATGTAATCATACCCTGTCTGCCGTTTTCCGGGCTGTGAGCCGAACCGCCCGGCGACTGCGCGTTCGCTATGCTGTAGAAACCGAAAGCCGAAAGTTCGTCGAAATTCGGGTTGCTGGCGGAATACTTGTCGAGCTTCATGTTGTCGAGTGTAGCTGAATTGGACGAAATAGCGGAATTTACGTACGTTACGGTAGACAAGTCCTTCAGATAAGTTCTCGTACTGTTGTCGGAATTGTAGAAAGAGGCGTCGCCATCCGGCTCGACTTCGAAAGCCTTATCACTATATCCGAATTTGGCAATCTGAGAATTGGCGGAAAGCCCGTCGCCGATGAGGAATATACCGCTCGCCGAAACCGCGCTGTTGTCGCTTCCGATAATATTCACGCCGATAGCCGAAACCGGGCCGGCATAGTTGTTTTCCCCTATGACCATATTGCCGTGGTTCACCGCGCTCGCGCCGGTCGGGGTCACGTTGTCGCCGTAATAGAAATTCGGGCCGGTCACGTCAATTACGTTGGAGTTTATTTCCACGTTCCTGCCCGCGGAAAGCGGCGAGCCGGTCATCGCGGCCGTCAAAGAATACCACGTACCGTTATTGTAGACCTTCACATCGGACGTATCCATTATAGCCTGGTTGCCGGACGTATCGGTTACCTTGAAACCGGACGATTCCATGTCAGAAAAGCCGACCTTCACTTTGTCGTTTACCTGGGTATCGTTATACTTGAAACCGGTTATATTCATCTTGGCGTTGCCGATAGTCACGTCGTTCGTGAGGTTGACCGTCCTCGTGCTGCCGCTGGCGGAAAATACGATATTCCTGCCCGGCTCGTAAGTAAAGAGACCGCCCGACGGGAATATGTCGTTGTCGATTCCTACCGTATAGCGTTTGTATTGGGGCGTATAGGTCACGTCGATACCGTATCCGGCGGAAACCGATACGTCCGTCTGTACGGCCCCGGCGCCCGCGTTCACGGAAATATTCTTCTTGGAAAAGAGTAATGTATCGTCGGACTTGTTCACCACGAGGTCGAAATACTCGCCGTCGTATGCGATAACCGTACAGTTGCCCAACGTATCGGTAAGCACCGGGAAAGTATTGGCGTGATTCTCGAAATCCCTGTAAGTCGTCGCCGGGTTAGTAGTACCGGCTTCGTATATGTAAATTTTGGCACCGGCAGCCGGTATCCCGTTGTCGTCCTGGATCTGAATTGTCGGGTCGAGTAAATATCCCAAAGCCATTATTCCTCCTCCGGTTCCCTACCGAATTTTCCTATATACCATTCCCTGAAAGCTTCCCATTTCGGTTCGCCTTCTTTCTTGCGGGGTTTGAAACCGAGTTCCCAATCCCTTTCATAATTAGTCCTGTACCAGTCCTTGTCGAGCTCGTCGGAAACTTTTACCTTACCCGGTCTGCCCGTAACGGTTTCGCCGGTTTTCAACACGGCACCGGATCCCTTACTTTCTAATAAAGGCGCGGCCTTGTATACATTCTTCGTAATTTTTTGCATTTTGTTCAATTCGGGGGCGAGCAGAAGTTTCTTTGTAAAAGGATCGTTCGGGTTTACCGCAAAACCGCCGGCAAAATAAGCTGTCGGGTTTTTCTTCACTGCTGCTTCTTCGCCTCCGGTAATAACGGTACGTTCCGGATTGTTTATATCGTTCAACAGTTTTTCCTTGAAAGTTATCCCTTCCTTTCCTACCGGGGTGTTCCATTCCTTCGACAATAGCTGTCCTTTACCCTTTTCTTCGGCGGCGGTCAGCAATACTTTGCTCCTGTCGATATTTTGTACGTCGGTCACTAACGGCTTCAGTTTCTTTTTCAGCTCGCCTTCCGGCAGGTCATCTATAGTCTTTACCAAATCCGTATTGGACTTCGTACGTATAGCGTTCTCCACCGTGTCAAAACCCTTATTTGTCTTTCCGATTTCCTGTTCCAGGAAAAGGCGCGTAGCGGCGGGTGATTCTTTTCCTGCCCTTACGAACTGGCCTACTTTTCTGAAGTTTCTAAGAAAATCAATACCCGCGTTCACACCCATATCGCCGATAACGTCTTTTACTATATCCTGTGTTTCTTTACCGTAAGGCGTACCGCTGTACATTACGTCACGGATCCCTCTGATAGCCGGTCCGGCCCATACCTGCGAGGCAGCCGGTGTCGGTACAATATCTGCAGCTCCGGCCGCAAGTCCGAGACCCAAATCGGCGATAGCCGTTGTACGTGTATCTTTTGCTTTTCCAAACGCCGGTGCTTCCTTGCCGAACAAAGAGGTTTCGGGTTCATTTATATAACGTTCCTTTGCATAGTCAGAAGACAACATGGACTTTGCCAGACCCCAGTCTTCCTTTATTTCCTTTTTACGACGCATTTTACCGAGTTCATAGTCTTCAGCCGCCTTATTGTCGTCCCAGAATTTGGACATATTCTTCAGGTTACGATCGAACAGTTCCCTGGGTACGTCGTCGGAAAACTTTTCACGGTATATCTCGTTTACCTCGTTTTCTGTCTTCGAGGAAAACGGGTTGATTTTAGTCGAACTGCCGAACTCTTCCCTTATACGTTCCTGAAGAGTTTTCGGCATGGATTTCGAAACCTTTGTCCATCCGTCAGAATTTTCCGCCATGAAATCACCATGCTTATCGGCAAAACTACGCAAGTCCATCGACTGCGCGTCCGTCATAAGCTCGTTGTACTTCTCTGTCGGTACGTCGGCATAGAGGTTGTTTTCTATAAAATTCTGTAATTCGTCGACTGTTACCATTATTAGTACCCCTCGTCAATTGCCTTCTGCTGGGCCCTGGTCGGTGTCCTGCCGGCCGCGATAGCTTTTCTTCCGGCGTCGGCCAAATCCTTCTTATTACGGCGTTCGTCGATGTCCTGACCGACCTTTTCACCTGTTTTCTTTACCGAGGCTTCCTGGCCGGCCTTTCTCAAAGATTCCTGCTGAGTTTCGTCACGGTATACACGGTCGAGCAGTTCCTTACGGTCGGCTTCGGTCAAATTGAGTCTCGGATTCCTTATAAAGTTAGCTATATCAATCTGGTCTTCCTTTTTCTCGATTTTGCCTACAGGAATAATATTCTCGTAAATCCAGTTCTTCACGTTATAGGACTTGTCCTCGTATTCCTTGTCGATATTGGCCTGCTGGCGGGCAAGACGTTCCTCTTCCGCCTGTTTTTCCATCGCGGCCTTCTTGGTCTTTGTCCTGGCTTCGGAAACCTGGTCTGGATCCATACCCCAGTTAGTCCCGGCCTTTGTAGAAATCGCGTTCGCCTGACTTCTGAATATCTCGGCATCTTCGAAATTGCCGGCGTCGATAGCGTCGTTCATTTTCTTTACGGCTTCCATATAGGCCGGTTTCAGCTGGGTCTGTTCGATTATACGGTTATATTCCTGCTTACGGGAATTTTCGATTTCCCTCGCCTGCTTTTCGGCTTCGCGGGCCTTCATGGTCTCGATCTGCATCTGACGCTGAAGAATAGGATTGGCGTTGCCCGTACGGATATATTCGTCCGCCGCGGCCCTGGAAACCGGGTCATTACCCTGAAGCATGTCACGTACGTAGCTGTTACGGGCTTCGCGTTCCTCGTTTTCTTTGGAAACCTTCATACCTTCGTCGATAGCCTTGCCGGCGCCGCCCGCAAAAGCCTTCACGCCCTGGTTCAAATACTTGTTCAGTTCTTCGCGTCTGCGTCTTTCGCGCTCGATAGCCCTGTCCAGGTCGGCGTTCACGTTTGACGTCATATTGTATAAGGCGGTCGGGTCGAGTAAATATCTGGAATTGTATATCATAGCTTCTCCTTACGCCATTGCCAAATTGGCGTTTATATTGGCCTGTGTCTTGTCCCCCATGAGGTTCATCAAAGAATTCCAGTAGTCGGACTGGGCCTGCTGTTCGCTCGTAATCGAGCCTCCCAAAAGGTTGGCGCGTTCGAGGGTACCCTTGCTGAGCCTGTCGAGGTTGGCCTGCTGACGGTCGATATAGTCACCGTATTCCTTATAGGCCTGCTGGCGATCCATCGTCATAGCGTTCTGGGCGTCCTTATAAAGCTGGTTGGCGGCTTCCCATCTGGAATAGCCCATGTTGGCCAAAGCGCCGGTTCCCTTAGCGGCACCCTGTCCCGCGAGGCTCGCCTGTGTCTTCAGACCCGCGAGTTCGGCAATCTTTTCGGCTTCCGGGTTCATGAAGTCGTCGATAGTCTTGCCGTATTCGAACTGGTTGAAATCGTAAATACCCGGCTGGTAATCGTTTACGATATCCTTATAGGCCTGCAGCTGGCTGGGGTCGTACGTGGAAATTCTCTGTCCCTCGTACTGCCCTAACGTATTCATGAGCTCGTCGTAGCCCATGTTGGCGGCCTGCTTGGCCAAAGTGGCGGCCTCTCTCTTCCTGGCGGCAGCCTTGTTGGCCTCTTCGCGTTCGTAATCCCTTTGCTGTTCGGAATTGACGGCGCCGATAATCGCGCCCCCGATATCCCCTATAGCTCCGCCTAAAATTTCTCCAAACATATCTGTTTCTCCTTATTTTACGAAAGCAAGATACAGGTCGGTTCCGATTGCCTGCCATTCGTAGTGTTTTATTTTACAATTCTTGTCCAAAACTTCCATTTTTCCCTGTCCGACTATGACGGTTCCCAGATAAGAAATCTTGTAATCCGGTCCCACGTCCTTGCCGTGCGCACCGCGTAAGGCGTCGGCAAGGTCGTCGTGGTTGGTATAGCTCGTAGTTATTTCCATATCGTTACCATGCGCATGTATCCGTGTTCAGACGTATACCGTATAAGGCAAAAGGCACGTTGTCCGAACAGGAAAATTCAACAGTAAAATATCTCGCCATTCCCAAACTGTAGAAAACACAGTCATAATCGTAATCGCCCGTATTGCCTAAAGATACGACTTCCTGGTCCGACCACGTACTTCCGTCGGACGAAAATCTCATGCTCATCTTCGCGCCGGCATAATCTATATCGGAATATTGGCCGTTATTCGTGATGACCTCGATATCGTCGATATAGAAATTGGAATTGTCGGAATATACGATTCCGCCCCTCCTGGTCCTTACGATCGGCCTGCCGTCGTGTTCGTTCCATTTTTCTTCCGTTTCGCATACCAGACAATTCTGGGCCGCATGAAGAATTCTTCCGTTACGGTCCATGGTGGCGTTCGTATATCTCCAGTTCTTCAGCTCGTTCTTGTCCGTAAGCGACGCGCGGTTCGTCCATGTCTTTTCCGTAAGGTCGTAGCAAAGCGTCAAACCGCCGGACGGGAAATCAAGTACGTAGAATATATGCTGGTGATCCTGCCAAATCTGGGCGCGGGCGTCCTTTACGTAAGGCAGCTTGGAAATCTGACGTTCGATTTCTACCGTGGAAACGCGCTGCGCCTGAGTACTGCCCGTGTTCATGTATACGCCGTCGTTACCGATATCGGCTGACCCGAGCCATATGATTATTCCGCCGATCTGACATAACGAATTTATAGCCCTCAGACCGATTAGAGAGGCGGCCGTATCCGGGCTGTTGAAAGGCACGTTCACGTCGTTGGTATATTGGAATATCTGGTAGGATTTCTCGCCGAAAGTAAAGAGTCTCGTACCGTTGGCGACCAAGGCCGTAGTATTGTCCGGCTGCCAGTATGCTTGTTCCGACTGTCCCTTGTATCCCCATTCTTCCGAGTCGACCATGAAAATGTTCTCGTCGAGGTTATTGTCCTCGTCGTTGCGCTCGTACGGGAATTGATAGGAAATATAGAAAGAATCGGATCCTTCGTCGTTTACCACGATATATCCGTAAAGATAAGCTATATGTGTCGGCTTTATCATCTCGCCGGTATCGTAATTGCGGTAAGGCAGCTGTACCTGCTTGAAAGTACCGGTCTGCATCGAATAGTTCACCTGTACGTCGAGGGAATAGCAGTTATAGCCGTCGACCATAACGAGGTGGCTGTGGAAACCTTCGCTGTTGCCGGTTTCGGCAAAATGTACTTCCGTATCGAAATTCGCCATGTTGGCGATCGGGAAAGCCGTGTCGTTCGGGGTCAGTACGTAAAGCTTGTTGCCGAATACCATGTACGTGGTCGGCTGACCCTTGTATCCCGACGAAACCGTATACATTCCCCTGCATCGGCCCTCTATATCGCATATCTTTTTCAGACCGGGTATCGGGCGGACTATACGGTTCACGAAAGACTCGTTACCGTCGACCGTCTCGACCATCATGTTCAAAGTATACGAATTGGAAACCTTGGCCAAGTCGTACTTCGCGGTCTGTCCCACGATATTCTGTATTACGTGTTTCCTTCCCATATAGAATTATCCCAGGATAAAGGTTCCGCCGAGGAAATTGGACAATAGCGAGCTGTTGGCGCCGGATTCCCTCGTTATGATCCGGTTGCTCGAATTGGCCGCGGCGAGCATGTTTTCCAGTTCGGTAAGCTCGTTTTTCAAAGTCATCTGCTTGTTGTTGTCGACGCGCGGGTATACGACTGTAAACTTGTAAGCCAAAGCCCTCGTCAACAGTTCGATATAGGGCGTCGGCAGGTTTATAGTATCGTTATCGGAAAATTCCATTTCGGTCGTATATATCATCTTGCACTTGCGCGGGCCGGCGAGGAAACGCGGCTTGAAATATACCTTGTACTGTCGCGCGCCGGTCGGCTGCCATGAAACGGAAAAGTCCCCGTTGCGGCCGTCGTAAAACTGTTCGTAAGCGACGAAATTCATCGTCATCCAGTCCGAATCGTTCAGCCTGTAAAGGATAGATTCCGGCACCTGCAGCCTCGGCGCTTCCACTATAACGTCAGTTCCTTCCCCGACGAGGAAAGATTCCTGTACGGGTTCGAAATCGACCTCGTTACGGTAGGCCGTTATGTATTTCCTGTTGGAATATTCCTGAAGAATTCCCTTCAAGAGGTTCGTACCGGTAGTCATCTGGTCGGCCGGTAGGTCCTTCTTCCTGGGATTCACGTTGCTCCTGCTCGCCGCCTCGTATATTACGTCACGCCATGTAGTCATCTCAATTCCTCTTTTACCGGGGCCTTGTCGTCCCTTGTATTCAAACAAAATTAGTTATTCGGGTTTCTGTATATCGGTGTCGTACATGTCGTTGAAGGCGTCGACTAACGACGAAACGATTTCTTTCTGCCTGTTTTCCGACTCCAGTACGTGTATACCGGCCGTATAGCAAAGTCGGAAAATATACGAATAAGCGTTCCCCTTGTCCTTGTCGAACAGTTTCCGGCTCAAAGCCGTAAGTACGGTCAGGTAGGCCTCCCCTATTACGTCGTTCCTGACATCGTCTTTCTGAAATCTGAATTTCTTGTTATTCAGGACGATCCTGGTCATCGTGTTTATCATGATTCCCAGAAGTTCGTTTTCCTTGTCCGTAATATCGTCAGCCTGGTACTTTATGACCAGATCCTGCAATATATCATTATTGCATATCGGCCTGTTGTGGTTTTTCTGACCGTGCTTGTACACGATATTGTCGATGTGGATATGCAGGTCGTTGTCTTCGAGTATTTTCATATAATCTGAGTATTTCATTTTATCCTCCTATTATATTTATATTCCGGCAAAACGCATCGCGATATTCAAAGATTCCGTCGGGCTCCTGTATATCGGGTCCGAAACCTCGTAGCAAGCCAAAGCCAAAGAATCGGACTTGTCCGGGCTGTGTCCGATCAGCTCCTTTATCGTCTTTTTCGGCACGAGAATTGTCTTTCCCGCATTGGTTATCAGATACGACGTATACGAAAGCTCGTTCCTTATCTCCTCGTCGTCGACGTAGAAACCTGACTTTATCTTGTCCACGAGGTTGAAATACATTTCCGCGCGGCAATTGCCGTATACGTCCTTGTTCTTCGCCGACTGGCCGAAATTTATCTGGTTCACATTACATTTCGGTTGCTTCAGCTTTAGCATGTCGTACAGTCCCTGGCCGAAACCGCCGGAATTGTCGATATTTACTGTCTCTATAGAATATTTCTTTACCAGTTCGGACGCTATATTTGTAAGCTTGAAAGTATCGGCAACCTGTTCCTTTACAATTTCCACTATACCGTTGTCGTCGACCACGGTAAACACGTTGTAGTCGCAGCCGGCACCCGAACAGTCGATTCCCATTCTCCTTATTCCTTCCCTGCCCTTGAATTCCTTCGGATAGTCTTCCTCGTTTATTACACAGAATTCTACCGTATCCTCGAAGATTTCTCCGAGAATTTCCTGCCTGTAAGCGGCCGGATCCTTTATAGTCTTTTTCTGCAGTTCGAGTTCGTCTTCGGTAAGTTCGGTATTGTCGTACATTGTCGCGGTATATATTTCACGGTCTTCCATATTTTCCTTGTACCACTTGTTCCACGTACTGCCTGCCTTCGGCGTAGTTCCGAAAAATATTCTGGTTTTTCTCAAAGATCCTCTAAGGCACGGGTTTACCGTCTTGAAAAGGAAATCCGGCTCCGGCGCATACGAAAGTTCGTCGAATATCAACATGGATATAGCGGAAAGACCACGTACCGAATCGACATTTTCATAAGAAAATCCAAATAATGTACCGTTCCCGTACTTTATGACCATCTTTGACCAGTTTACTTCCGGTTTCAAACCGCATTCTGTAAACCTGTCGATAATTTCCTGAAATAACGTAAGTTCGAGGCTCTTATAAGTCTGGGCGAGCAATATAATCCTGCCGCCCTGGATCATTTCGAGTAAGGCCATAGCCGACAGGAAAACGGATTTTCCGCATCCGCGTCCTCCTACCAGACCTATTATTCTCTTTTCTGAATTTTTTGCTTTCAATTGGTGAGGCAGAAGATGACAGACTATTTCGTTATTCTTTCTTTCGAATACCGGGTGTTTTGTCATTTCTTCATTTCCTCGAACTTGAAAGTAATAGTCTCGTCACCACGTTTCAATTCTACGGACGACTGCTTGCCGTCAGCCCAATGTTCCTTGTCACGGCGCTCCATAATCTCGAGTAATATCTTGGCTGACTTGTTGCCTCTCTCCGTCAATAAGGCCTTCGTAAGCTCGTTTCTGGTCAAAGAAAGCATGTCCTGGTAAAGACCTGCCCATTCTTCTTCCTTGTAGTCCTCTATTATAGTTCCCGGCGGGCAGTTGAGCCTGCATATCCTGTACCATTCTTCCGGTCCGGAAACGGAAACGAGGCCCAGACTGCAATCCCTGAGCCTTTTAGTGTCGCGCCTTACCGTGATACCCTTGTCGTTTACTATTACCTTCTCGTCGCACCAGATTTCCGGGCCGTTCTTGAAAAGGTCGTTTACCCATTCTGTCAGTTTCATCTTATACCTCCATGTTTCCCGTACATGTTACGCGGGCAGTTTTACATCTCTTTTACCCGGGATGAACTAGATTATACGAACATTGCAGACGTTCCGGAATTAGCCGTATAGGTTGAATAGTTATCCATTCCTGTACAGCCTTGGAATATCTTATTCTTGTAATTGGCCGGCGACTTAGCGGAATAGGCCTGTACATAAGCGTCCCAGTTTCCGGTAATTTGGTTACAGCCGGCAAAGCAAAGTTGTATATTTATATTTGTCGCGGAGGTCTTTTCCAGGAAATCCGACGGTAAAGAATCCGGCGTCGTTACGAAAGAATTATCGGAAAACATTCTCTCGTACGTAGAAATAGTGCCGTAATCGGCCGGCATTTTATTCGGCCATGCAGAAACCATGTTCTTATTGTTTGCCGAGGTTCCGTTCCATCCGATTTTCGAAATATCTCCCTTCCAATCGGTAATCCCGATATAACCGTTATTTTTCGTACGCAAGCCGCAGACTACCGTTGCCGGATATTGATAACCCGCATTTCGGTCAAAATTATAATTCTCTCCACTCATTATGTTATTATATCTCTTGTTATAATCCATATAAGCAGAAGTCGTACATACCCAGTCGTTCGTATCGAGTTTCAATATACATACCTTCGAGCCTGTCGGACGCTGTGCGTTATCGAACATGAAACGGTTTACCGTATCGTACATATCAATATAATCAGTACCACTTACGTTCAGGTTTCCGTTCACCACGACTTTGTCGTTATAGGTTTCCACAATATTGCTTCGGTCGGCGGTAGACGTACCGTTACCGATGACATGCAAAGCACCTGTTGCCGGGGCGTTATACTTACCTTCGACATGCTGATAATCAGCAGACGTAAAAGTATGATCGCCTTCGACATGTGAGCACAGTCCGTAAGCCGACGTATATGCACCTTCCGCATGCGAGCCGTCGGAATACGTATACGTTGCTGATCCTTCCGTATGGGAAACACGGCCAGTCGCGCTGGTTACGTCGCCTTCGGCATGGGCCTGGCTGTGAGCCGCCAAAGTGAAATAACCTTCGGCGTGCGATGCATGACCGGTTGCCGAACAACCCCATCCTTCCGCGTGCGATGCTTCCTTATAGGCATATGTTTCACGACCTTCTGCATGACATGCGGTATATGCGGCACGCGTTCCCATACCTTCGGCATGCGTACCCAAAGCAATTGCTGATGCTCCTAAACCTTCTGCATGTGAACACGAACCAATAGCTTGTGCGATGTTACCTTCGGCATGGGAATAACTGCCGCTGGCCGTAGTCTGATAGCCTTCAGCATGCGAGCGGGTTCCATAAGTAGTACCCTGGCCTTCGGCATGTGAAAGCATACCGTACGCCAGACCGACTCCTTCGGCATGTGATCCCATACCGTAAGCATATCCCCCACCTTGTGCAAAAGATAAGTCACCGGATGCAATCGTCATTGCTCCGATAGCGACAGAATTCGATCCAATCGCCGAACAATTGTAGTTCTTCACGTCGATAATATCGGACAAGATAGAAACGTTCTGACCGGCGGTCAATACGTTCTGCTTGCCGGAAAGCTGGCCGGAAACTTCTGCCGAAACCTGACCTGGAATAGCCGCAGTCGCAGCAGTAATAACCGCGTCTTCGTATGCTGAATATGCGGACCATTCGTTTTCAAGATTCTGGATCTTGGCTTCGTGATATACGGCGGAATTGGTCAAACCGGCGACATTGGACGACAAAGTAGAAATTTGGTTGTCCTGTACCGTATTCTTGCCGGAAATACTCGCTATATTGGTCTCGTTGGTTCCTACCCGGCCGGACAGACCGGAAAGACCGGCCGACAAAGTATCGGTCTTGGCGGAAACCGTATAGATATCGGCGCTGTACGAACCGATAGAGGACAAAGCGGAATTGGCGATATCCAAAGCCGATGTAGCGTTCGCGCTCAAAGTCGTAAACTGGCCGGAAACTGTATCCATATTCCCTTCTACAGTCGCGACGTTCCCCTCGAGCTCGTCCACCTTGTTTTCCAGGTTCGTTATATCCGGACTTCCGGTCACGCCGATATTCTTGCGGGCCTGCGCCTGCTCTTCGGGCGTAAGACTAATCGGACGGTAAAACGGCACGTTACCGTCGTTGTTCAAACTTTTGGATTTTCCCCAATCCTTATAGAATTCGGCCATCTATTCTCTCCTTATTTGCCGAAAAGCTCTTCGGCTGTAATATTGTTCTTCTTCAGTTTACGGACCTCGTCGACGAGGATCTCGAGCAGTTCCACTATGCGGCTTTCCTGTTCCGTCACGTTTTCCTTAGTATTCTGCGGTTTCGTCTTCGGCTTCGTATTCTTCTGCATATTCGTCCCCGTACATTTCGTCGTCTTTCTGTTCGTCGCCGTATAAGGCTTCGTTCACTTCCTTGACCTCGTCGTCGGAAAAGTGGTACTTGGCGTCGAGCTTGTTCAGTATTTCGATAAGCTTATCCATGGTAATCCCCTGTCATATTCAAACAAAATTAGTTCGAAAATAAAAAAGACCCGAATTATCGGGTCTCCTGTGCGTCGTACATTTCCATGAGGAATTTACGGCAGTCCTCGAAATTCTCAATCCGTTTCTTGGTCCTGAATTTGTCCGGCCATTCTATACCGTCCGGTACGTCGATTTCGGCCGCGTACAGATATTCCGGATTTTTCATATCGAATTTCGAATTTTCCGTAATCTTACGAATTTCCGTCGTCTTGTTCTTCTTTTTCGTTATTACAGCATATGTTGTCATAGGTTTCCTCGTTGTTCTGTAAAGTAAGTTCTATATATTCGTCGTGAAGTCTCTTTATTGCGCGTTCGCACATGTCATATATCCTCTTGTCCCGGCGCCCGAAAGATTTCTGTTGGTCAAGATACAGTTCCATGAGCCCGTCGATTTCCTTCAGCCTCTTGTAGTTCTTTTCCTCTTCCTCGCTGTAGAAATCGATTATCTTCTCGTTCATGTAGTCGTCCTTCAGCAATACCTTTATCTCGTCGATAGTTTTCTGGATATTGTCAAGAGTTTCCTTTATTGTCTTTATGTCGTCATGCATTTGGTTATCCTCCTATTATTATTTATGTTCCTGGGCGGACCATATTACGTATCCCATGATAGCGGTCACGAACTGTACTATATCGAGGACCGACCTGCCGTACTGGGCCGTATATATGTCGAATACGAACCACCCGATATTGCAGAAAGCCCAAATGACGAAACACGTCTTCACCTTGAAACAGTTCAGTACCGTACCGATTATGCAGAATATTGATAAAATCCACCCAATCATCATAATCTCCTATACTATATATAACGGTCCATGAGCTCACATTGTTCACGTAAGGCTTCGAGGCGTTTCCTCCAGTCGTACCGACGGTCACCGTCGCCGTAAACGTAGTGAATAACGTCATGGGACATGGGATTCAACATGACCTGGCGTTCTTCCGACAATATCTCGTAGTTTTCCGGCTTCAGGTCACGGTGGTGGCATACCGCGCGGGGTACGAGCCTGGCGCCGGTAATCGGGTCGACCTTCTGCTTCCTCTTCAGCTCGCGCCTGAAGTTCTTCCACCTGTTGCTTCTTCTGAATTTATTCTTCTTCTTCTCGTTCTCGCTCATACAGTACCTTCTCTATGGCGTACAGGATCAGTTCCGTCGGAATATACATGTATCTTTTCTTCAGGACACATGCATAAGGTTCCAAAATATTCCGAACACGGTCGGCATCGAATCTGTCACGTTCCTCGTCTGTCAGATATAGCTGTATACCGTTCCCGCTATTCGGGTATACTTCACGTGCTATACCTTCATGCATAATAAATTTGCTGGTCTTCAGTCTCAATACATAATAAGGTTTCCTTTCCATATCATTCCTCGAACAGTTCCGGCAGTTTCCTGTAAATACTTTCGTATATGATTTCCGTCGGTATACTCATCGTCCTGATAGCCGTCACGTCGACATAATCTATAAGGATTTCGATTCCGTCCGGTATATCCCTGAAATACGTTATCTTGTTGACATCGAAATTCTTTGTACCGCGCCCGTGTGATACATTCAGATATTCGACGACACGGTCGTTTACAAGTTCCAGGTTGGGTGTCCTATAATGATTGATTATGTTCATCATTCTCCTTCAGCTTCATCAGGACTTCCTTCCAATTTTTCCTGAGTTTATGTTTTGGCAATTTCGGTAGAGGGTAATATATCCATATATCGCCTTCCGTATATTCCGGATCGTATTCCCACAATAACGTGTCGTATACGATTCCCGGGAATACCACGTTCTCGAATTTCTTCACGTGCGGCACGTATTTCTTGTAACAGCCGGTCGACCATTTGGTCAAATATACGGCACGGATTTCGGAATAGTTGTTGATAATCTGCCTTGGTAAATTGCTGTTGTTCCAGGACCCGAAAGGCAGGTTGGTTATAATCTCGTATTTGTCACACGCCGGTTTGCACGTACGCGCATCCAGGTTCGTTATATTTTCCGGACGGTAGTTTATACCAAGTTCTCCGCAATAGGCCTTCACGAGCGCCGTAAGCTGGTCATAAACAGCCGTGTCGAATTCGTTGGCATACGTCGTGTCGATAGCTTCCTGTGGCGTCAAACCTAAGGAAACCTTCTTGTCCAATATCTTCATGACGATATTGCCGTCGCCCGCCGTCGGCTCGTAAATATTTCCCTTCCAGTCCAGGTCAGTAAAATTTATCATCCTGTCGACGATATCGTCCGGCGTAAAAAACTGCCCCTTCTTCTTTTGTTCCGATTCCGTGATGTTCGTATTCATTATTCTTCCTTTCTGTTTATTTCCATGTTATATTCCGCGAGCTCGTCGAGCTTCACGAACTTATCGTACTGTTCCTTGGTCCATCTGTCCTTGAAGAATTCGGTCAGTTCCTTCGAATTCTTGGTAGCCATCACGTTGGACGGCTGTAATCCCGGTATCCTTCTATTGCAGCACATTATTTGCCTCCTTGATAAGATCCTGCATTGCAGCACGCTTCAATTTGTAAACATACGGTTTTACAAGTTCATTCATAAGTTCACCATCATCCTTTACGTTGTTCAACACATCTTCATCAAAACATACAGTATATTGTTTATTTTTGGATGTCGTCATCGTGACAATAACCAGTCTTGTATCGATTGTCTTTACAGTTTGATATGCGGTTCCGAAAATCCTGTTCACTATTCTCTGTAGAATATTCGTGTGGTAACGTTTTACCTGAATTGGCTTATCACCGTATCTGACCGTAATTTTTCCGAAATCTATATTTGGGTGGACCCGTCCGACAAGTTCGATATTGAATAATTTTTCGAGTAATTCGATTTTTGACGTAATATTCATATTTTATTCCTTTTTTGTAACGTTCTTTATATTATATATGACGGGAAAATCGGACCAATAAAAAATACCCGGCGATCGTTCGTTCACGCCGGGTTACGATGTTTATGTACGTTTACATTAGTAAATATAAATTATTTTTTACATTCGGTTCGCTGCATTTTTGCTGTTTATCATAAAATCATTTGAAAATATGTTTATATTTATTGCCGCAGCAAAAATATAGTCTTTTGTGGCGAAAGTGTGGCAATTCTGTGGCGATCTTTTTACAATTCTGTGGCACAAATATTGCATAATGTAAAAAATTTTTTACTAAATTTATATAGAAAATGCGAAAACGAAAATAAAAACTTTATATATAATATAGAAGACGAGAAAATTACCGGGTTCATCTAAGAGAAATATCTAACAGAAACGGAAATCCTAATTGGTACGGAAAGCTGGCAATCACGATAGGCAGATACCTCAACAATTAGTCAGTTGGAAACAGGTTTGGTTGTTTCCGATACGAAAGCGAGGATACCCTTGCGAGTAGAAACTTTGAAATCCAAAATCGAGTTCTTTTTAGCAAATTGGACATACGGCGTCTTGGTTTTCATGGGATGTAGCTGCAATACAGCAAGACCGATTGCATAAGCCCATTGAAGTAAATCCCTAAAGGCTCACATAGCCTTGATCTAACCTAACGAATAAAGCCGATATAACAAAGTCGACGCCAACGGCGCCGCTTGCGGCAACCTCCGCGGTAGCGGCCTCCCGGAGGGAATAGAAACAAGTAAATCACTGGCCTGTCAAAGACAATATCAAAGACTTCGTAAAACGTCAAAACAAGTAAACACAAATAAAATGAATATATGGAATACTATGCACTTTTACGTGCATGGTTTTTATTTTATATACGTGATCGTTGCCTGCGGCAGCTTTTTTGCCGCAAGCGGCGCCCTTCGGGCGATACAGGTTTTATAGAGTATTTAGTCATTGACGTTTATAAACCTATATGATCGACGTTCATGGAATAAAGAAAGCCGGCTTGCCGGCAGTATAATGATCGTATCTGAGTTTCTGTAGTACGGCATACGGCGTTGCCGTAGCCATTTACTACCGTGAAAACAATAAACTTCATAGCGTTCATTTATATTATCACGGTTCGTCCATAAACGCGTTCTGGGCTCGTTTTACGACTTGTCCGTATAGTTTATAGGGTAGTATAAAACTAAGCCTGTGGCGCGCCCGTGTAATAGTAAGTCATGCGGCCTCCCTCGACCACGTAAAACCATCCCCTTCCGCCCGTCACGTTCGAACCGGCCCTCGTGAAGCCCGCCCGGCAGTCGCCCAAGGCCTTCATGTCGGCCATCCTGACTGCCGAAAACCTGTCCCTGGACGTGTAATATTCGAGCATGTTCCTGAGCCGTTTCGTAATATTCTTCTTTTTCTTCGTCATCGTATACCTTCCGTTCTATATGCGCCGGGCCCGCCCCCCGGTTATTTTATAATATAGTAAAATATTTTATGAAAAGTATCCCCGTTTTGCGCAAAATTACGGTTGCAAAGACATAAATATAATATAGGAAACGGAGGAAACAATATGGTATTCGAAAACAGATATGAATATAGAAATGAATTTCGAAAATCTCGTATTTGGCAGGAAACCCGGCAAGCGGTTTACGATAATCAGTCCGGACTTGATTTTGTTACCGGTAAAAGACTAAAAGAAAACTGGAATTGTCACCATTGCTGCGTCGACCACAAGAAATATACGGACGTTTCTAACCTGTACAATTTCGTAGCCGTAAATAAGGGTGTGCACAGTTATATTCATAAAGTCTGGAATAACCATTTTACAAGAGAAGAATATATTGAAACTATGAAAAATGATAAAATTCCAGATAAATATATCGAAAAACTGTTGTTCATATTCGACAAAATGGATATGCTAAATATAGGCGGAATCGAAAAATTCCTGTTCATGAATAAGGTGGAATACCATTTTGACGAATCTGATAAGTTTTTTACGACGACGACTGTGAAAAGGCTGAATATTCCCAATAAAAACGGCTGGATTTATTGGAATAAGATGACGCCCGGATATCCGCAGGACGTACCGGTCGAAACCGATCACTGGATTTCCTATTTGTCGGAAAAATACGGTTATAGTAAAACCGATGCTCGCCTTGCGTTAGAATTGCGCCACCTGTGTATGTGGTCGTCGTTGAAAAACTTGCAAAGACCGGAGATCCGGATAAAAAATAAATACTGGAAAGAACAGCAAAATTTACTATATTTAGAAATACCTAAAATGACAAAAATTATTTTCGAATATAACGAGGAATTACGATGATTTGTAGACAAACTGCAAAACAATTCTGTAAAGACGATATTTCAAAAATTGAAAATTATGAAATAGCAATAAAAGACGAAACCCAGGTCTGGCACTGTCATCATCGCTTAGAACTTCACCCGGACGGTTCGCCTCGTTTTACCGCTGAAAGTTTGAAAAAATTAGATTTATATTTCAATAGACCAAGTTCAGAACTGATATTTTTGACACCGAAAGAACATAGTGATTTACATAAAATTGGAAAACCGCACCCGCATAAAGGCGGTTTTCAATCAGAACAGAAAAGACAAAATCTAAGTAAAGCAAAAAGGGGCGTTGAAATAAACAAGACGCCGCCTACATTATTTGGAAAAATGTATAAAGAACATTATAACTTGAAACAGAAAGAAAATGTAAAACTATATTATAAAGAGTTATACTATTTCAAGACACACGGAAAATGTAGTTGGCAATAAAACCGTTACCGAAATTTTACGTGAATATAATGCACACCTTTCCGGAAAATAATGTATATTTATGATATCATAAGGAGAATAATATGAAAACATTACTTTTATTGATTATCGCGTTCGGGTCCTTCATGGGCGCCTGCGCCCTTATGACATGGGGATCCTGGTATAATTGGCTCGCCATCGTTACTTTCATTGGAAACCTATACTGTATCACCTGCGCCTTCGACGATGAGGATAAAAAATGATAGAAAGACTTCTTCTCGTACTCGCCGTAATAGCGTTTATCGTAATCGGTCACAAAATCGAGCAATATATGGAGGCCGACCCGGATCGTAAGCATGAGGCGGAGGCCATATGTGGCGTAATTATTTTAGGCTTTACGGCCTTGATTTTCGGCGGCGCAGTAGTATGTTGGGTAATCGGCGTCATATAATAAACACTATATATAATATATGAATACAAACGATTTCGTAAAATTCTGTATAGACGCCCACGTAGAGGATTCCTTCGAGCCGTTCGTTACGCTCTGCTGCAGACGTTCGGCCGATTCGTCGTATTTCGGTTCCGTGAAATACATGGATTTACTCGAGTTCAGGAATAGCCTGCTCGTCGCGGGTAAGGATTTACCGCCCGTATTGTTCCAGGATTTCCTGGACACCCTGAAGAATAGATATAGTAATTTCGCCGTTCAGAAGATAATAACTGATATACAGACCGAAAGCCTGCTGGACGCGCTCTAAATTCCGAATTTTTGTTTTCTCCTATGATAAAAAAGAAACCTTACGATCTTATCGACCGTAAGGTTTTCTTTACATAGTAATTGTCGAATTACTTGACGAGCACCATAGCGACCGATCTGGGCTCAACAGTTCCTGCGAGCACCGGCAGGTCGAAACGGGTGTAGTTGGTCATCTTCTCGATGTCGACAAGACGATTCTGGTGGACGTTGAGGCCTTCGACGGACTGCTTTTCGTAGTCGGCACCGGCGGCGTCGAGCTTATCGAGAGTTTCGAATTCGAAAGCGCCGTTAGCACGGACGATACCCATGAAGTAGAGGCCGTCTTCCGGGACCGCGACTGCCTGGCCGGCAATAGTAGCGGCTGTCCAGTTGCTGCCGTCTTCCTTGGCGATGTCCTTAGTACCTTCGCCGGAGAGATCGACCTTGGCGACCTTCACGGTGATAGCGTTAGAGGAGGCCGTAGCGTCTTCGAGGACGACGAAAGCGTGCAGCATGGAGGTCGGGTCGCCGACAGTATCGCATGCGAAAACACCTTCGATGAAGAGAGGCGTGCCCTTCTTGAGGCTGGACGTAAGGGTAGTAGCACCCAAGACGATAGTATCGTAAGCGGTACCCGCGGTATAGGAGGTCACGGTGACCTTGCCGGCGTCGAATTCAGTACCGGTACTGATAGAAACGGACGGGAAGAAGCGCTGTGCACGATATTCCGCGCCGTGGAATTTACCGAGGAGGCCCTTGGAATACATGTCCGGGGCGTTGACCGGTACGAACTGTTGACCGTTGGAGGTCAGGATAGCTTCGACGTTCGGATCCACGAAACCGAAGAGTTCTTCGGAGGTCACGGAGGCGAGGTGGCCGGAGGCGCGGGAAAGGGGCTGGAAACCCTGGCCGCAGAAACAGGTACCGACCTTACCGAAATCGGAGTCGATGATAGCCTTGACAGCCTTGTTGGCGAGCTTCTGGCCGTTCGGGGCAGCAATTTCGGGATCCCAGTCGAGCGACGTGACGCGTTCGATAGCGCCGGTTTCGACCATCACACGGAAATCGCGGATAGCGAGGGGCACTTCACGTTCGACGACGGAAATCTTGTCGTTGGCGATGTCGGCCTGGAGACCTTCGTAAGCCTTGCCGGTGTCACGTACGACGAAACGATAAGTTTCCCCGTTGCGTTTGCCGATAAGCTGGTCCTTGAAATACTTCTTCGAACCGACGGTGAAATAGGATGCGGATTCAGCAGCACGGATAGCGATGAGTTCCGCGAGGGAGTTAGTTGCAATTGTATTGCTCATGATATGTTTTCCTTCGGTCTATATAGACCATAAAAATTATTGATGATATTTTCTTTGGTTCAAGTTATGCAAGACGTTGTTGTAGTCCTTTACGACCTTGCCCGCACTTGAGTCGGATTTTGTTACCGTTCCTACTACCGGGATCGCCGGTTTCGGCTGTTCGGCCGGCTGAGGCACTTCCTCCGCCTTTTTCTGACGGTTTTCCATCTGCTTCTGCGCCCATCTTACCTTGGCTTCCAGTTGTTCCATAGCCCTGAGCTTGCCGTACGCCGTAGATTTCGAAAGGATTTCGTCGCGGTATTCCCTGTTGGTCATCAATATCCTGGTAAGGATCGGAGAAAGTTCCGAGTCGTCCAGATATCCGAATATTGCGCCGTCTGGGTCCTCGCGGTCGAGTATCTTCACGAGATCCCTGCCGTTGGACTTCACTAAGGCCCTGTACTTTTCCTGTTCTGCCGGGTCGGTAAAACAAGTTTCGATCCTGCGATCGTTTATTTCCTGCGCCGCCTGGTTCCTGGCTTCCCTATATTCCTCTTCGAGTCGTTTCTTTTCGTTTTCCTTTGTCAACCTGTCGACTTCGAAACGGATATATTCTTCCTTGTTTTCCTCGAACTTCGGGCGCTCTTTCTTTTCGTTGAGCTGTTCCTCGAGTTCCCTTATGCGGGCTTCGTATTTACGTTTCTGCTTCTGGAAAGCATAATCGATCTTTTCCTGTCTGGAATAGGTCTTTTTGCCTGCGTCCTTTTTCTTATCCTCTGTCGGCTTCGTCTCGGTTTCCTCGACCGGCTTCGTCTCGGTTTCCTTCGGCTTGACCTCTTCGGATCCGACCTTTTCCTTCTTGTCTTCGGAAACTTCGGTCGTTTTCGTTTCCTGCACCTCGGTTTCTGCCGGTTTAGCCTCGCCGGTTTCGACTTCGGGTTTCGCGGGTTCTTCAGCTTTCTTCTCGGGTTCGACTTTCGTTTCTACGGTTTCGGTTTTCTTTTCCTCTGCCTTCTTGTCGTTTTCGTGTCGCTTTTCGAGGTAGCTGTTGAGCTGTTCCGTATTCATCATAATAATATGATTCCTTATAGACCGGGGAATAATCTGAAATTCTTCGCGGAAAACCCCGTTTTTTCCGCATTTCATATAAAATTAGTAAAAACTTAGACTTCGATAAGTTCGGCTTCTTCCGTATTTTCGGATCTTTCGAGCTTGAACTTTACCGGCAGCTTTATGCGGCGGTTCGGGTGGCTGAGCAGGTAAGTGTCCATCCACCAGTTCGGCACCTCTATAAACTTGTGCGCGCAAGTGACCTTCACTTCTACGCCGTCGTATTCCGTAGTGGAAATCGGTACGGATTTCAAAGTCTGCGGTACGATTTTCGCTGTATCGGTTGCGATCTTGCCCCAGGAATTTACCGTCGAC